CCCGCAGCATAACCCATACGACCTGTCACTGATTCAGCATGTAAACGAACCCACTCCATAAGAGCTTGAGCCGCTGAAGGTCCAATGGGGTCACGGAACTTAACACTAATTGGGTCCCAGTTAAATCTACCTGCTACGAATGTAGATGTGTTTAGAAATTGTATTTCTGTTGAGTTAATTTTAATTGATGGTCTAGCAGCACTTTCTACAAACCACTCGTTAATCCCCAAACTTGACGGAAACCTTAAAATGAAACGGTTCTGGCGTTTCGGTTCGTAAGGTATCGGCATTTTCATTAATAAATCAGCCATGTTATTTTAATTTTTTTTTGTTTTTTTTGTTGTTTATATCCTATAAATATAGTCTTGTTAAAAAATTTTTCTCTTTACTTTTATTTTGTCGAGATTATTATCTAGTTATATTCCTTTTTAACGCCTCCGGCAGTGGAATAAGTCTTAACTATATTGTTTGGTTTATTTTTAAAGTGTTTATTCATTACTTCTACATTCTTAATATCATCATCTGAAAATCCAATACTAGGTTGCTCTGGTATAAAGTTATTTGATACATCATTTTTAATGATTGCTTTCTTATTTAACTTTTTTGCCATTTTTATAATATAAGAAACAAATTCTTCCATCGCACGAACTTTTGCTTCTTCAGGGTTGGCAGCACCTTCCTCATCATCAAAAGACACTGGATAATATTTGTTAAGGTCCAAATACGACTTGATTAATTCATCGTCCGTCATATCGTCTTCATCAAAAAACGACCTGTATTTTTTAAGGTTCTTAACGAGTTGGTCTTTATCTATACCATGAAATCCCTCAATAATATAGTTGTAAACGGCTTGTTTTAAAGTGTTTGGGTTGTGACCTCTTGCGGTAATGATTGAAAATATTGACCCGTTATTAATTGACTCTTTAAAATCACTAAACGCTGGTCCAATTTTTGCTCTCATAGCATCAACTAAGAAATCTTTATCACCATCGGTTCTAAAATTTCTATATGGGTTTTCAGAAAAACCAACAATAATGTCACCATTATAAATAAAATCTTTTTTTCCAATTTTACTTCTGTGTTCCGCAAAATCATCTGTACTCATACCAACTTCATCACCATCTTCAGTTTTTAACATTATCTTTGTTGGCATGTGAACAATGTTGTCATCCCAATCAAAAGCATAATACTTCATATCTGGAGTTTTATCGCCTTTAAATCCCTCTCTAAGTTGTCTTTCCATACTTGGCAAATAAAGGGGGTATGATTAGTACCCCCGTTAAGTTTATTAAATATTCTCAAACGAAGCTCCTGTTGGAGTAATGAAGAATTCGATGTCGATGAATTCTAATGCCTTCGTAGGTTTTAAGTAAATTTTACCTGTTAATGTGTTTCTGTCTAAGTCTTCAGGTGAAGATGAAACAGTTACACGGAAATCGTACAAACCTCTATCTCTTCTGATTGAATCCAAGATAGGGTTAACACTATCCAAAAATTGTTGTCTAACGATTTGGTCGTTTTGTTCAAACAATAATCTTACCGCTACTGCTGAAATCAACTTACGAGCTTGAAGTAATAATCTTCTTACGTTCAATCTATTAAGTGCTGTGTCAGCAACTTGTAAAGTTTTGTTACCCCAAATTACAGTTCCAACATCAGAAAAAGTTGCGATAGGGTTAATTCTACCTTGATACAACGTATCTCTATCTGTTTGTGTAAGTTTTTGTCTAGCTTTGATTGAGTTTACAAGACCTCTTGTGTAACCCGCAGATGCGAACCAAGGGAATGAAATGTTATCAGTCAATGCTAAGTTTCTACAAACCTCACCTGTTGGTGGTAAGTAAATTTGTGTATTGTTTACAGTATCTCTTGTTAAAATCCAAGGATAGTAAGTTGCGGTGTAGTTAGAATCAATTCCCGTATTATCCAAGTTGTCAACCGCTTCTTGTGAATAAATAATATCCAAAGAACTTGTTGAATCTGGTGTATACATTTGGTAGTCAGGAGTTGTACAGATATAAACTGAGTCAGCTCTTGAGTATTGAATCATGTCGATTGCTTCTTCTACAAGATTTGAGTTATTAACATAATCAATACTTGCACTTGCAAATACGTTAATGTTAGTCGCTTCAGGGTTTGCAAATGTTAAGATACCAAGTAAGTAAGCGTAGTAGTCAGTATTCGCAAAATCTTGAGTGTTATTTTGAACAATGATTCTCTTGAACAATCCATCACCAGTTGCTGTTGGATATCTTGAAGATGGTGCAGTACCTGCCAAATAACCTGACGCTCCTAATTGGAATCTGTCTTGGTTAGTTCTCCATTCTCTGTAAATGTCCCATCCGTCAAATCCACCCGCGAAACATACTGTGTATTTTCTTGAGTATATAAAGTAATATGGATTTTCTTGTGTTGCTGGGTCTGCTCTAAATTCCGCAACACCACACTCAAACGCTGTTTGACCACTTGTCATTGAAGTGTTAGCAATTGTAACAACAGTTGCTCCTGAATCCATGTGGAAACCTTTACTTAAGTAATTCCATTTAAACGAGTCAGTCGCTAATGCCCAATTTGATTGTGGGTTTTGTTTTCCTTTATAAGTTAAGAATGATTCATCAATTCCATATTGTGTTGAAAAACCTAAATAAGTTCTTCTTACAATATCACCAGGAGATTCCACAGTATTTGAACCACCAACAGGTGTTCCAAAAGGTGGGTTAGCAATAACTTCTCCAGGATAATCATATTTTGTTTTAAATTTAGGATATGGTGATGAATAAATTGCAGCGTCCTCATATTCTCTTTGTGTGTAACCGTAGAAACCACAAGGTAATGCATCGATTGGATATTCATTAGCCATTTCAACCATGATGTATTTTGAAATCAATGCAAACTCACCATTAGATGAACCGATTTTTTTCGCAACAAAGTTATTTGAACCTGGGTCCATTGTACAATTTGTGAATTTTTCAATTACAACAGGGTTTGCATCAGTATCAAAGAAATTTCTAACAAAAATATCAAACGACATATTGTTATATGATAAGTTTGCAATTGACACTTTAATTTCAGTGTTTGCGGAATCTCCATCAGAAATTGATATAAACTTAAATAAGTCATATACTTTATTACCTCTTAATTCAGAAACTAAATAAGGTGTTTCAGGTGATTGGTATTTTTCTAAATTCCAAGCGATTGATTGACTTGACTGACTTCTAGCGCTAGGTAGTGCAATTAAATCACAATTTAATCCACGAATATATCCTTGACTATAAGCGTAATTTAAACTTCCTTGATAAATTTCTTCAACATAAATTGGGACTTGGAATCTTGATTTTCCAAAGTTATCAACTCCCAATACTTTTGTAATGTATTTTGCAGAAGAAGCCAATAATGAAGTTTCTAATGAGAATGTATTATTATCTTTAGTTACACCAGATAACAAGAATGTTCCATATGGTGTGTCAGTTATACCTGAATATTGTCCAGTACAAATTAATTGTAAATTATTTGGAACCCAAGCATTGTCGTTAGCGTAATCAATACCAACTTCGTAAACAGGTCCGTGGTCAATACTACTAGAACTATTAACATATTCTGAAATACCTCTTGAACGAAGAGTACCAACAACCATATTATTGAAATCTGTATAAGCAGTACCCGTGAATGAATATGATTCACCCGTAATTGTACCTGTGAAAATACCCGTTCCTCCTGATACCAAATTAGTAACTGCGTAGTAGAATGAATAACCTGTATAATTATTTCCTGAAGAAATATCAAAGTTAGCATAATACCAAGGGTCATTTGAAGAAGCCGATAAATCGTTAAGTTCAAAATCATTAATACAATTATACGGATTTTGAACAACTGGGTATAAGTTAATTAATGGAGTGTAATCATCATCAGGAATTGAACCATAAACAACAGATGTTGTTGCTGAAAGAGATGGATTATCAATTATATCACCCAAATAAACATTAAAGTCGTCTTGTATTGTAGACGTTGAACCGTCTTGTAATCTGTATTGAACATTTAAATTTGCCTGAACTTGTGCAGGTAAAGCCCCACTAACAAACGTAACAGTGTTTCCTGTTGACGTACCTGTAAATGTTGCGGTAAACGTTGTTGCGTTTGACGGTACACCAATTGTTGTTGGGTCAACATTGGCAATTAATGAAAGACTCCAAGACGGACCCGCATCATAACCCGACAAACCCAATACTCTTGTAACAAACAATTGGTTTGATTGTTGCAAGTATGATTTAGCAATGTATGCCGCCTCATATTTTGGGATTTGAGTGTTATAAAACTTAACGGGTTCGGTTCCACCAAAGTAGGATTGGAACTCATCGTAATTTGTTATGAATACTGGTTCGAATGCTGGACCTTTTATTGTTTCTCCAACAAGACCTAATGTCGTTACCCCCACACTTTGGGCTACGAATGATAAGTCGGTTTCCGATGTGTATACGCCTGGTGATACGAATACTTTTTGATTTGCTTGTGCTGTTGCCATTATTAAATTATTCTGTTACAGATTTATTTTATAGATAAATATTCGACTTTTGATGAAAAAACTTTACTTTTGGATAAGTATTTATAAACAGTATGAATAAATACTGCCTTTTTTCTACCTATGAAAATCAAGAAAGAAATAAAGAACATCAAAATATCCCCTGAATCACACGAAATCTTAAAAAAGTACTGTGAGAAACGTGGAATCAAGATTTATAAATTTTTGGAGAATTTAATAATTGAGAAGTGTAAGGAGAAGAAAGATATCTATGGTGAAGATTAAACTAACTTGTTTTCGTATAGTATTGTGGATTCTTGAGTACCGTCATTTTTTGTGACTTCAATCCTTAAAATATCGTTTGTTGTGATTTCAATTATTTGTAAATCACTACCATAATAATCACCATTAATATAAACATCAAACGTATCAACATTATCTGTTGACACCAAATTCATATTAGCAGTAAAATCAATCCTATCGGTTAAAACGGTATTACCCGAAACAAATAAAAATGGCATTCCAAACTCATCAGGATTTTTGGGATATTTGTCTATCCTTTGTTTTCTTGATGAGGTATCAATCTCAACAAGTTGAGTAACTCTCTGAATCGCTGGTTTCACCTCAAATTCTTCTTCATCTATCAAATAACCTAACATAGTAAAATCATAACTTTGAACATAATACTTTCTTGACTCCATATTAAGTTGTGATTCATCAGATACATTATTCATTATAATCGGAACATACTGACCCTTAATAAAAGTATATGCTTGTCTTGATGAAAAAGTTTGCATCACAATTTTATTTAATTGATTCAACTCTCTCATTCTATTACAAATGATTTTAACTTGATAATTAATATCTACAGGAACAGGTTGTGGAATTGTATAAATGTCCATACCTTGTTCGTTTCCATTCCAAGTTGGAACAGAAGCATAATAAAATTGTTTTCTATTTGGAATTGTATATTGAAGTGATGGGTTTGTACCATACTTAACTTCAGGTGTTCTAACTACAGTAATAAATGGCGGGGCAGGATTGTAATCCATATCAACAAATTGCCATGTTTCTAAATATTGTGTCCAGTTTTGAGTTGTAATAATAACATCTAATAAAGGAACAATTTTACCTGCAGTGACAACTTCAAGTTCGGTCTTAACAAAATCAAGCATCCCCCTATCTAAGTCGGCATGTAATACTGACTTAGGTAAATAAGTTCCATCATCTTTAATATATTCTAAAAGTTGTTCTCTACGTTCAGATAAAACTTTTTTTGGTACCAAAGGTAATGTTGGTTTGACTATGGTTCTTGGTAACGGCATTTATTCTTTTACTACAAATAGTTTATTTTGTGAATTAATCATGTCAACTTCTTGAGCGTTATAAACAGGTTCTCCACTTTGTTTGTAAACAAATGAATCGTTTTTATATGGATTATAAGTTACAATCATATCTGATGATGGGTTTGGAATGTCATCACAAGGATACTCACAGTAATCCAATAATTTTCCAATAACAAAAGCGTGAACGTTTTTTGATTTGTCCGAACGAACTTTTTCTTTACCACCTTTTCTAACTCTAAACTCAACATCCCCCAACTTAACGTAGTCGGCATGCATAATAACTTTACTGTCATATCTCACAGAAAATGTGTGTTTGTGTAAGTTGTAATATACCATTACTTTCTTACCCAAAAATAAATTATCAAATTGTGATTCTGTAATAACAACTTTCATTATAATCCCCTAAATTCGTTTTCACTTACCCATGTGGCTGTAATTGTTCTGTAAAACGGTTTGTACCCACCATAAGTATGTTTATTGTCGGACCTAACATATCCGTCATCACTAACCGAATAATATCTAACTCGGTCTTCAGTTTCGTAATAACCAATATAATCACCCATCCATATTTCAACATTCAAATCTTCAAGTTGTTTTTGATAAAGTGAAAATTTCATATTTCCTGGTTCTTGTATTTCAACTTTGGAATTACCGTAGAATTTATTAGTCGGAGCCATAACTTGAACTAAACCTTTTAATTCGATAGGTGCCATAAATTGGATTCCATCTTCCAAGACTTCACCATATACATCGTCCTTCTTAGTTTTATATCGGTCAATACGATATAATACAACGGTAAAATTCATATCACCCTCTAACCACTCTTGACCCATACCAATATCAAGGTCAAAATCTTCACCTCCAAAGAATTTACCTAATCTCGTTATCGGAACTAATTTCTCCATATATTGATAAATACTTAAACTTTTACTATATTTAAGTAAATTTAACAATATTAAATGAGTGATGTTAGTTTAGAATCAAAGGCGATGTCCATTCTTGAGTCATATGAGGGTGGCAATAACTATATCTTGGAATTAAAACGTAAATCACAAGTTAATAGAAAGTTTTATCCAACAAGGAGCCAATCGGAATATATTATTAATTTTCACAACAAACAACCAAAGGTTGCAAAGAAATGGGTAATTCTTGATTCGTACTTTGCTCAAAAGTTAGCTGACGACAAATTATATACTGAAATACCACAAAAAGTATGGGTTGAGAAGTTATTAGCTGATAAAGAGAAAGCTTACCACATTTGGGGTAAAGTTTTGGATAAAGAAGAATTCCACGATTTTTGGTTACCAAAGGCAGCAATCATCAAAGACAATTCTGTTAAAGATGTTATATTGGATTATTCAAAATATTCACATCGTCCACCACTTGACCACCAAAAAGAGGCAATTCAAAAATTAGTTGAGAATAAAAAGTTTATTCTTGCCGATGATATGGGTCTTGGTAAAACCACTTCAACGATTATTGCAGCATTAGAATCAGACTCAAAGAAGGTATTAATTATTTGTCCTGCAACATTAAAGATTAACTGGAAACGTGAGATTGAAAATTATTCAGACAAAACAATTTATATTGCCGAAAGTAAAAACTTTAGCACCGAAGCCGATTTTGTCATTATAAACTACGATATTATAAAAAATTTCCACGACACCAAAAAGAAAAATGATTCTCAAGTTCTTGCCGCCAAGTTTGATTTGGTTATTATCGATGAAGCTCACTATATCAAAAACGCTACGGCACAAAGAACAAAACTAATCAACGACATTGTTAAAAATACCGAACGACTTTGGTTGTTAACAGGTACACCAATGACATCCCGACCAATCGATTATTTTAATTTATTAAATATAATTGATTCTCCTGTTGCAAAGAATTGGATGGCATATGCCATTCGTTATTGTTCGGGATACCAATTTAATGTTGGTGGAAGAAAAGTTTGGAACGTAACAGGTGCATCCAATCTTGAAGAATTAAGAGACCGAACTTTAGGTTTAACATTAAGACGATTGAAAGAAAACGTTCTTGACTTACCTGATAAGATTATCACACCAGTTTATTTAAGATTGAAATCAAAATCATATGAAAATGTGATGGGAGAATACTACGATTGGTATGATAAAAATCCCGATGAATCAAAATCACTCACCGTACAATTTTCAAAGTTAACAAAAATTAGACAAATTATCGCGGATGAAAAAATTGAACAAACTATTGAACTTGCTGAGAATATTATTGAACAAGACAAGAAAGTTATTATTTTTTGTAATTTTACCGATTCCTTAAATAAAATTACCGAACACTTTGGCAAGGCGGCAGTTAAACTTGATGGGTCAATGTCAAAACATGAAAGACAAAACTCGGTTGACCAATTTCAAGAAAACCCAAAGGTTAAATTATTTGTGGGTAACATCAAAGCCGCAGGTGTCGGTATTACATTAACCGCAGCTGAAGCTGTAATCATGAATGATTTATCATTTTTACCATCAGACCACGCCCAAGCTGAAGACCGAGCTTATCGTTATGGTCAAAAAAATAATGTTTTGGTCTATTATCCAATATTTGAAAATACCATCGAAGGTATCATCTACGATATCCTAAACAACAAAAAACAAGTCATTGCAACCGTTATGGGTGACAACCAACATCCAGCCGATGCGGCAGAAGAAATCCTGCAAAGAATTAACGAAATGAGATATTAACAAACAACGGATTATTTATATATAACGGATAATCCAAAATTATGAAAAGAACAAAAGAGAAAATCCAACAACTAGAGTTACAGATACTTGAAAATCACGTAACCAAAGAAAAAGAGTTGTTGATTACAGAAATGAAAAAAATCGGAATAGAGAAACTACCTTATTCCTACTCAGCCCTCAAACAGTTTATTGACCCCGAAACCATGAGTTTCCACTACAATAAACATTACAAAGGGTATGTCGATAAACTAAACGACGCATTATCAAAGAAAAAATACGGAGATTTAGATTTAGAAAAAATTATTAAAACAATTAGTCGTTTTGATAAAACAATTCGAAACAACGCAGGTGGAGCATTTAACCACGCTTTGTTTTGGAATATGTTAACTCCCGAACCAAAGAAACTAACAGGTGAACTTTACAAAAAGATTACCAAACAGTGGGGAACATTTACAAACTTTAAAAAAGAATTTGATAAAATTGGTAAAGAAAGATTTGGTTCAGGTTGGGTATGGTTAGTTCTAACATCCAATAACACACTGAAAATTATGTCAACTCCAAACCAAGACAATCCATTAATGAATGTTATTGAAGGTGGTGGTTTTCCATTGTTGGGGTTAGATTTGTGGGAACATGCTTATTATCTAAAATACAGAAATAAAAGAGATGAATACATCACAAATTTTTGGAAAGTAGTTGATTGGGATTTTGTAACCAAAATGTATGAGATGAAAATTGAAACCAAACTAACAGAGTCAACTAAAATGAAACAAGTGTTAAGTGAAGGTAAATCCGAAATGTGTTCAAAATCTGATAACGAATTTTATAGAATGTTATTCAACGTAAACCAAGATATTAAATGGACCTACATGAACGGTATTAATAGAATTCTTAAAGAAGTTTTTAATGAGAACTATATTGAAACACCAAACAACAATCAATTACCCGGCATTTATGACATTGAAGGACCTGGCAGGTCAGTAATTAATAAATTAAATACAAATTATACTGCGTTTTGTATCTTGTTAAAAGATTTAAATCAAGTTATTACAACAATACCAAATAAGAAACCAATATTGTTCATAGATAAAACTCCCGCTGAACAGAAAAAAGAAGTTGAGAGATTTGTAAGTGCGTTAGACCATTTTAAATATAGAATCTTTGATAAAGAAAGTTCAACGTTTATTAATTTATTAAGAACTTTAACGGATAAAAATAAAGCTGGTGATAAGAGAGAACAAATCACAGCCTCAATTCTTAAAAGATTTTTTGGTAAAAGTGCGAAAGTTGAATTGGTTGGTGAGTTAGGAAACAAAAAAGATGCAATTTTAGGTGTAGATTTAGAAATATTAAAAGATGATGTGTTATACACCGCTCAAGTTAAACCATTTAGAGAAATGATAGTTACTGATGATGGTATGACATTAGAAGGTACCGCAAGTGTTAAATTATATAAAACAGATTGGATGGTTTTTCAACGAGGAAAGAACGTTTTAGTGTTTGATAAAAAACCAAAAATTGTTAAAGGTAACTTTGTTTTTCCTCTTGATTCGCTTTTATATAGTATATAATAAACTAAACGATATTTATTAGATATGGCAGTTATACCAGAACCAGAAAGGTCAAAAATTTATACGAGAATTAAACATCTATTGGGTGCACCATTAAGAAGTGTTGAAGTCACTGATGAAATGATGGATTCTTTGATGGAATTATCTATTCAAGATTATGAACAATATATCTTAAATTGGTTAATTGATAGTCAGTGGGTTAACTTGGTTAATCTTAACATGACTGAAAAATCTGTTGCTCAAGCTTTAATCACAAGAACAATGAATTTTGAACAACAATTTTCATATTCATATTCAAAAATTGTTGGTCTTCAAGCTGAAGGTCCGTGGGTATTGAAAAAAGATTATATCATTCTTGAACAGAACAAACAAAATTACGAAATCCCTGCAGGTCGTGAAATCAACGAGGTTTTATGGTTTAGTAACCAACCTATCACCGCATTTGGTATGGGTGGTATTGGTGGATTTGGAGGTGCTGGTCTTGGTGCAAACGAAGCAGGTTTTGCTCAAATGGGATATCAAGGTTCTTATTATATGATGTCAGGATTTGACTACCTAATTAGAATGCAAGAATCCAATATCTTAAATAGAATTCTTGGTGGTTCTTTAACTTATAGAATTACCGCATTACCTGATGGTAAAAAAGACTTACAATTGTACAACGCGCCTGGTGCTCGTTTTAACTGGGGTAATTATAGTCAATATGTTGGTAAAGCTGTTTGGTATTGGTACTATGACGTAACACCTGACAGTAGAGCAGATTGTTTAAAAAATAATCCTGACGTAATTAAAATGCCAAATGAAGTTCCTTTAGAGGAAATGACTTGGACTGACTTAAATGTTCCGGCTCAACAATGGGTGAGAAGATGGTTTACCGCATATGTTAAAGAAACGTTAGGTAGAGTTAGAGGAAAATATAGTGGAAACTTAAAGGCTCCTGACTCAGAATTACAAATGGATTACACAAGTTTATTAACTGAAGGTAAAGACGAAAAGACAAAGTTGATTGAAGAATTAACAGGTCCCGAAGGTTGGTTAACAAGATTACGTCCTGAGAAAGTAATGGAAAAAGAGGCTCTACTCGCTGAAAATCTAAATAAACAAATGAAATTCAGAGCAATGCCTCGTCAAATATATGTAATTTAAATTATGGCAATTATTAAAACAATACCGTCAACAAGACTAATTAATGGTGAAATTCTTGAAACATCAGAAATTTCAGTAGTGTCCGAAAGAGAATACAGAACAAACGGTGAAGAATGTGTTATCATTAGAAATGTTTTAGAATCAACAGTTATTTTAGATTCAAAGACAACTGACCACGTAGTAATAAAATCAATGACTCGTTTAACAATTAAACCCGACGTTGGTAAAATTGATGAGGATTATGATGAAATAATTGCTGACAGATACGCATGTATTGAATTTAGATTTTGTGTTGGTAATTGGTATATTTTATCCAGCGACGGTCTCAAAAATTCCTAATTTTTCTTTCCAATCTTCTTCCGCAAAGTCATACATATAGTCAGGTTTTAAACCTCGTCTTTCCCAATAGTTTAACTCTTGTTCAGTTATATCAAGTACGTCTTCTTGTAGTCTATCTTGGTCTCCATCACCTAATGGATGTCCATTAATCAATTGACATTGAGCCTTTGTAAAAATCCCTCTATTTTCGGGGTCATTAACAATTAAGTTCTTTCTAACTTCATCTTGGAATACAACCATTAATGGTTCCATTCTTTTATTAAATGTTGTTATTGCTCTTGGGACATTATAATCACCCGTTAGATTGGGGTCGTTTTCTAAAATGTCTTTATGTAACATATAACAATTAAGTTGAAGCCCGTCACCCTTTTTCTGAACATCGCCATGGGATGCTCTTAAACCATTATTTACGTACATGATAACATCACCAAGATTTACTGCAAGATTTTCGTGTATCGCCAATTCCATGTGAGCCATACGACTCATACTATTACCCGATTTAGTTTTAGTTGTTAATCTTTTCTTGTAATCATCAAGAGATAGTTTAACTTTCGCTCTTTGAGCAATCTTACTTAAAGGTATTTGTTTATCAAATATCTTTTGTAGGTATTCATAGTAATACTCAACAAACGCCTGACCATTACCTTCCAATAACATTTTAACACCCTTATCTAAGAACTCCTCAATATATAATGGAAGTTTCTTTGACTTAATACTATTACCCGTTAATTTGATTTTACCCTTGGCATCCATAACGGCATAGTTCTTACGGGCCAAGTTAATACATGAAGGCCAAACCCCATCCGTATCGAGTGCCATCTCACCTCTCATGAATATGTCATTATACTCGGCAACATCAGCTTCAGGACCATAATATTCTTTACCTAACTTAACCTTCCAATTCAATCCACGACCAACATAAACTCTGTCTTTTGAATCGTCAGGAGTCGAGAAGTTTACACCGTCAGTATCCATTACCAAAGGAACATAACCCTTTGTCATGAAGAACTTAATCATCTGACGTAGGTATTGTCTACCCGTACAAGTAATCTGTTCACCCATATACATGTCACCCCAAGCAAACACCTGTGGAGCTGACAACGCACCAAACATCGAGTTGATGAAAATCTTAATTGGTAATTGTTTGTTACCATATGATTCTGATTTCTTACGGTCAGTTTCGTAGAATTGTTCTGCAAGTTGTTTGTATTTGATACGAGTGTCACGGAAGTACTTTAACATTCCTTTCATGGCACCTGTTACATCACACTTAGGGAATACATCGTGTACCAACTGAATAGATGGGTATAGAGACGAGAAATCGAGTTTAAGTACGTTCTTACTATAACCAACCTTAAGTAGTCGTGAGAGACCTCCTACGAAGTCTGTCTTACCTTGTTTTTCAGGAATTGCAATCCCGTGTTTGTAAGACCAAGCCAACATTAACATTTTCCATAGAGTTGCCGTACCCATTGTAGATACTCTCTCGTATGTTGTTGGAATCATCGCGGCAAGTAGGAAAGAACCCTGATTAAACTCTTGGTCAACTTTTAGGGTTTCATCTAAGTCATCGTCAAGATACATCTCAACAATCTTGTCACCTGTAATCTTTTTGTATACGTCAGGGAACTTTATATCTAAGTTATTGTACGCAGGATTGCTGGCCTTTTTGTAATTACCATTCTGAGTATTTAACCAATACTCCTCTTTGTTAAGGAACATCTTACCAATATTATCGTGGTCAATATAAACACGACTTGGTGATTCAGCATTGATGTACTTTGTAATGTATTTCAAACCCGCAGCCTTAATACTTGAATTGATAGCTTGAGCTCTACGAACTGCATGGATAATGTCAATTACATTATAACCCCAAATTGAGGTTTGAGTAAATGTTTCTACCTCGTTGGCAAGTTTCAACATCCCGTCTTTTCTTGTAAATGAATGTTGGGGGTGTAATGACTTACAAATCTTTTTTGGGTCAATTCCCAAGATTCTACATCTTTCAAAAATCCAATGCCAGTCAAAGTTCGCTGAGTTATAACCACCTATAATACTTGGTTTTAATTCGTTGATTACGTTAAAGAATTCAATGATTGCATTTCGTTCTTCAGATTCATCAATACATTCGATAACTCTATGGTACCCTTTATTTGTTTTAATTCCAATCATGAATATACGACCGTCTTGTGGTTCAAGAGAGGTCGTCTCTAAGTCATATACAAGTCGGGTTACTTCATCGTAGTTCTCGAAACCCTTAAATAGTCGTTTTTCTTTTGAGATGAGGTATTGTTCTACTGGTGGTAGGACAATTACTTTATCCTTTGTCTTTTCTCCCCACGGGTCACATCCACCTTCTCTAAAGAATTGGATTAGTTCACGATAACCTTTAAGAGATTTAACCATAAAGGTCATACCTCTTTCTAATCGTTCATCACCATGAGTTTCTAATTTGTCAATTGTAATACCATGTTTGGTCATGGCATCTTTTTGGGCGGATTTGGAACCACCATAAAAGTTAATATTACGTAAATCACCTACCCAAGCGAATGGGGTAAATGTATCCTTACGGATTTCTTTTCCTTTACCAGGAATTTCTTTAATTTTATAAATGGAGTTGGATGCGTAGTCAAATTCGATTGCTACAATAAATTCTTCAGGGTCGTTGCCATGTAAGAAAGATTCAATTTCTTCGTTAGATATCATAATATTATTTCGTTGGTTTATTAGCTTTCACACCATCGTGAAATTTACCTTCGTAAATAAATATAAATGAAAAATCTATTTAATCAAATTAACAACACGCAGTTTCTGAAATAAAACTTGGTTGAACATTAATATACAACTCTTCTCTGATTGGAAGAATTAAATTTCCCTCATCGTTCTTAATTAAGAACTGACCAACGTACCTACCTGGTGTATTTGTATCTCTTGAAGTAAATTTGTAATAGATGTAATATTCAGGGGTTGCACCTAAAGGTAAGATAAGTGAAACGATTTCACAAGGGGCAGACACAATTTTAGGAATTTCAGTTTCAACATCAATCATTGTAAAGAAAATAGTAGAAACCTCCAAGTCCTGCATCAGTTCCAAGTAACCCGCTCTACCATCTTTCACTACTTGCATTTTTAATACAGGTAGATTTGCATTTTGTTTAATAAAGAATTCCATAACAATAAATATATTGTTATGACTCTTTTCTTAAACTTCTTTCGTAATGTTCAAATCTATCATGTTCTGTTGGTGTCATAAGTAATAAACCAGGATATAACTCACCTTTTTTGACTAACTGATACATATGACTCATCCATGTTTGTTCAAATGGATGTCCCCATGTTGTATCTAAGAACATTTTTTGGTTTCCTGTTCTTGTAACGATTTGAGGCCAATTACAATAATATACATCACCTGTCACATAAGGAACCCCTTGGAATGAGTTAACTGAATTATAAACCGCTCTTGGGGCATTAGGGTCTAAACCTTGAACTGGTAATCTGTCTTTACCTGGCCAATACTTTTGTCTAACATCTTGAGGTACGTTGTACCAAGCCCATTGGGTTCCATTATCACCAAAGAACTCACTATAATTGAGTTTTAAAAAGTCAAAGTTTTCTTTCTTAACAATTTGTAATGTTTTTGAATATAAGTTTGGAACATATCTATTAAATCCATTTCTACATACATCACCTTCTTTTGGATAAAAAAACATGTCATCTTCAAAAAACAAATAGAAATCTAAATCTGTTTCATTTTGGAAATGTTCGGCAATCCATTGACGACCACCACAAATCCCTAAATTATCTTTTTTAATATGCTCAAAACCATTTTCTTCACATAATTTAGCATAGTCCTCAAATGTTGACTCATCACTTGAATTATCCAACAAAAACTTTTTAGTTTTTAATAAATAATCTTTATCGTAAGCGTTCATGGATTCAATTAAAGTTGAAAATTGTTTTGGACTATTAAATGTGATAACATATAAACCAACTTTATTAATATCTAACGTATTAGTTTCTTTGTGAATATTTTCGGATTTAGGTTTTAATTCATCGTTCTTTAAATCTTCAAAAAACTTACCAACCAAACCATTAGATTCAATTTCAAAATAATTAACCATGTCAGAATGTTTATAACACATAATACTGAAAATTGATTCTTCGGTACCCATATAACCTTCATCTAAAGTTGATTTTAATAAACCGTAATAAATTCCATTAATATCGCCAATTGTATGTTTTGGTCCACCAAAAAACCCACCTCTTGCAACTTTATTAACTTTTGCACCTGCAATAGAGTTTAACTTATTATATTCAAATCCGTGTATTTCATTTTCGGCATCATAAGGAAAACAAATGAATGAAAATTTTGAAATGTATTTTGATAAATTATTAAGAACTTTATCGTGAGTAAAATAACCTTGATGTACGGTATTTGTTAATCCACCATCAATCCAAAACATATATTCAGAATTGAATTTATCCATAATCTTAGCATCGTGCAATAAGAATACTTTGGACATAACTAATGGATTATAATTTTCCAATCTACCTTGCGTTGATTCTTTTAACCACCCTGATAAATTTTGCCAATTTTCATTAGTTCTAATTTTTTGAACTTTATTAAAAAACTCGGATTCTCTAAACCAAGACATTGGTCTAAGAATAAATTGAGTGTTGTTCTGACTTCTTCTTTCAAAGACAAATTTTTGAAGTTCTTCATCTCCAAAAATAATCATGTTTTCATCACATTTTAAAAGTTGTTCAAACTTATCCAAATAATGTTGGTAGGGTCTTGACCAACCTTCGGTTAATTCTCCTCGACCGATATCCCATATTCCCGTCACTAAAGTTATATTATTCATATATTCTATTAAATTCTTCTAAAATTCTAAAAAAGCTTTTATTTTGTTCAAACATTTCATCTGTTACTCCCGCAGGTGCATTATCCCTACACCACCAAATATCAAAATGTTTTCTTTCAATTAATTCTTTATGGTTATAATACATTAATGTCATTACGTTTTCTTCATGGGGTAATCCCTTATCTTCAGTAATAACATTTTTAGTATAATCCTCAAACAGTGTTACAATTTCATCCCACTTATCTTTATGTCCACCAAACAATCCACCAATGATATGAATACCTCTTTCCCAATTTGTATACCATTTAGGGTTTAAAGTTCCTGCCCAATAATTTCGGTCATTTTCTTTCCCAATCATTAAAAATTTATCATCAGTATCCTCAACTAAATTTTTTAAGAAATCATTGTTAAATAAAGTTGATTCATAATATCTTTGTTCAGGATGAGTACCAACTAAATATTTCACAGGAATTAAACCACAATGTGATAATCCCGCATCAATCCAATAGTAATAGTCATAAGATTTATCTTCATTCCACCACCAGTGAAATTTACTATATTGAACCTCAATACACCTGTCAGATTTTTTAGTTGCTTCAACATCTTTGTATTGATTAATTAAATCTTTGAATTTTGTGTTTGCAATATCAAAAACTTGAAATTTTAATTTATCTGGTGATATACCATGAGTATCATAAAAAAATGTAATTAGTGATGGTAATTCTCTATCTGAGGTATAACATAAAAAATCGGCATCACTCATCTTTAAAAGTGATAACAGACTATATCTATAATGACCTCCTCTACCAATTCGTCCACCATATTCGGTACCATATAAATCACTATATATTGATGTGATAAATTTAACTTTAGCTGACATATGTAAATTCGTTGTGTTGTTTATTATTCTTTAATTCTTGAACTAAAGTCCCATGTAAATATCCTGAAGGTATTTTACAAGGACTATATAAATTCCAATTATAAGTTTGAGTATAAAAATTATTGTATTGTCCTTGTGATACATCAGACCAACTACTCATTTGTGGTGCAATTGGTAATATTGGAGAATAACTTTGTTTAATCGGTAATATGAATTGGTAAATATAATCGTCAATTGCGTAATACCCTAAAATTTCTTGTTTTTCCATTTCCAAAACTTTATCATAAATTGAACTATGATAAATTATCATATTAGTTGCAAAGACACCTCTTTCATGTTCTAATTTTGGGGGTAGATTTGTGATGTCTAAAAAGAGAGGATGTTCCTCACTACGATTAACTTTTCTGTTTAATGTTGGTGCAAGATTTATAATACCAAATTCAAAATCATCAGATTCAGTATCAATTTTATTGATTAAATCTTTTGAGTATGGTAAAAAAGTACAGTCGTCCTCAATCACCATAACGGAATCATATCCTCGTTCTTTTGCAATTTTAATAATCTTGGTATGTGATAAAGTGCAACCACCATGATTATTTAAATCAACCGCTTTAAATAATTCGTATTCCCAACCCATATAATCCATTTCTTTTTGGATATGTTCTAATCGGTCAGGTCGTCTTTCCAAATTAACGACAAACTTAGGTATACTTGTAATATTCATCAACTAACGTGATTGTGGGTTAATCTTCCTGTAATTCTATCACACCATCCTTTAGATTCTGAGTGAGGCCACACAACCCAATAAGCCGGCATCTCATCAGTTTGAAACTCTCTCCATACTTTACAATATTTGTCAGGGTCTCTCATAAAACCTGCAATTTCATTTTTGTCGGCATCTTTTCTAAATAAAGTATCATCTTTATCGTTGTGGAATGCAACAACCCAAAAATCATAATCAGTTTCAGTAACTTGAGAATATCCAATATCAATACAATGTTTAAACATCATACAGAAACTATCTTTCCACTCTTGTTCTGTTTCAAAATTGTATGGGTTTGGTGGGTAATTTTTATCTAATGTATGTTTGTCAATTGCTCTTTTTGAAAAAAGAATACCCGCATATTTTTCATAATCGGTTAAAGTCCTAACAGGACCAAAACCATAAGGTCCATCATGACCTTCTTGAGTTTCACCATCCATACCAAATAGTTTTCTATTTGTTAGGTGAGAGTGACTATTCTTTTGTCCCCAAGTTGTATCATCATCCCATTGTTTTGTTCTACCCTTACGAGTGTACTCATGGTAAACAACAGGAATGTGTGGGTGGAATAAATCATAACCCCAAGTGTAAGCTCTTGCGGCAATTGAAATCTCTTCTCCGTGAAAATAATATTCAGGGTTGTGTTGAACTTCAGTTGAGAATTGTCCTAATGTAAAACAAAAGTGAGCTGAATAAAATCTTGAAGTTACAGGTTTTTTCATTTCTTTCCAACCTGGAATTGTTTCAGGTAAAAAGAATACTGCCCCTTCAGGAATGAAACGGTCAAACGCCATTCTCCAAGCATCTTGAGCTCTTCCTGCAGGTTCATTTTCGGGGTCAAAAGAAGGAACGTAGCCCGTAAGTAGAGGCTTATTATACCCGTCCTTCTGTAACCCCTTAATCATTTTAATAAGGATGTCATCCCAATCCTTAACAAATCTCATATGAGAATCAATTTGTAATGTGTACGTTTCACCTTTGTAAAGTTGTTGAACTTGGTGTCTTGCCCAACATACACCTTTGGCATCTTGGTAAGGAATATTTAAGATTCTAAATCTTTTGTCATCTTTGTATTCATCTAAGTTATCAAACCCGTCCTCATCACTATATTGTCTTGCAATACCAATAACAAGGTTATTTGGTTTTTTGGCGTTTGCCAACATGTCTTTAATTGTTGGGACCAACTGAGGGTCTCTGTAAGATGCTATTTGAACGAATATTTTCATGTATAATATATTTTATATATAAAAATAAAAAACCCTCCACGAAGGTGAAGGGTTTTCTTTATATTTGTTTTCTTTTTTTTAGATTAACATCCGTTAGGGTCTGATGAAGTAATTTCTCCTGCTCCGCCAGTAACTTGATACCAACCAATACCATCAGAATAGTATCCATTTGATGCTGGTATTGAAAGAGATGTGTCTGTATAGATATAATCACCTAAGTCAAGTGGGTTTAATGATGGTGAAAGATAATAGTTTGAAGGTATTGCAGAACAAGCTGTTGCTGTTAAAGATGCGTCATAACCTAAACTATATGTATAATACACAAATGTTGGTGTTGGAGTTGGAGTCGATGTTGAGGTATTAGTTGGAGTTTGAGTTACAGTTGGTGTATTAGTTGGAGTTTGAGTTACAGTTGGAGTTGGGGTTAATGTTGGAAGAACTGAACAAAGTGTATAACCACCTGTTTCAATACCACCCGAAGTTAATCCAACTACCTTACCTGAATTTGCGTAGTATCCTGTCATATCAATAGTTACAGGACCCGTTAATGAATTATAGAATTGAGTATTATAATCAAATGATGATTCGTCACCGTAGATAGTACCTGCAACTCCTGAATCACAAGCAACATTAGATGTTGCACCTGAAGTAATTGCAAATGTAAATCTAGACTGTGTTGGTGTATTAGTGACTGTTGGAGTATTTGTTACTGTTGGTGTTACCGCAGCTGTGCTTGTTGGTGTAACACTTGGAGTTGGTGTTACCGCAGCGGTACCTGTTTGTGTCTGAGTTGGGGTACTTGTATTAGTTGGTGTTGGTGTCACCTCAGCAGTACCCGTTGGTGTTGCACTTGGTGTTGGTGTAACCGCTGGGGTTCCTGTTTGTGTTGGAGTTGGCGTTTGTGTTGGTGTCACCGCTGGAGTTCCTGTTGGAGTATGTGTGGGAAGAACCGTTGGGTAGGCACCATTATTAATTAAAACTACACTACTACTAAATGATGGTGCAATTGAATATGTGTCGTTTATTAACCAAATGTTTTTAGTTTGATTTTGTTCTAATTCAACCTGATACTCCCACATAGAGTCATCACATCTTCTATAGTTAAAATTTACTATGGTTGAACCAGTATTTGTTAGGGTATATTTACTACATGCCATCTTATTTTCTATTTTATTATAAATACTACGTTATTTTATATTGTTATAAATATTTTATTTTTAATTTATGGACATCCGTTAGGGTCACTACTCGTAATTTCTCCTGCTCCGCCAGTAACTTGATACCAACCAACACTATTAGAATAATAACCATTAGGGGCTGGTGTGGTAAGAGATGTGTCTGTATAGATATAATCACCTAAGTCAAGTGGGTTTAATGATGGTGAAAGATAATAGTTTGAAGGTGTTGCAGAACAAGCAGTCACAGATGAAGTTACATCATAACCAAAACTATAAACATAATACCCTACAGTTGGAGTAGTAGTTGGTGTTGGTGTGTTAGTAGTAGTTGGTGTTGGAGTTTCTGTATTAGTAGGTGTCTGTGTTGGTGTTTCAGTTGTAGTTAATGTTGGTGTTTGAGTTTGTGTTTGAGTTTGAGTTGGAGTTTCTGTGTTAGTAGGGGTATTGGTTGGAGTCTCACTTGGTGTATTTGTTTGAGTTTGCGTTGGTGTTTCTGTGTTAGTTGGTGTTGGAGTTTGAGTTGAAGTTTCGGTGTTAGTAGGTGTGTTAGTTGGTGTCTCAGTTGGAGTCTCCGTGTTAGTTGGGGTGTTAGTTGGCGTTTGAGTTTGAGTCTCAGTATTTGTTGGAGTTGCGGTTGGAGTTGGTGTGTTACTTGAAGTAATTGAAGGGGTTGGTGTTTGAGTTGCAGTATTTGTTGGAGTTGCGGTTGGAGTTGGTAATGGACATCCCCCTAAATAAGTTGCACTACCGTCACCATCAACAATAATGACAGTTTGAGCACAATAAACTAAGGTATCTAAAACTTCAAGGAAGAAATCATATGCAAAACCATCACAATCAATACCGGCAAATGTTGTCTGATTTATTGTACCACCAAATAATAAATAAGTCTTACAAAGTGAGTTACTTGGTGTTACAGTATTAGTTGGCGTGTTAGTCGGAGTTGTGGTATTTGTTGTAGTTACTGTAGGTGTAACCGTTGAAGTTGCGGTATTACTTGGAGTTTGACTTGGTGTTGTAGTATTAGTTGGAGTATTTGTTGGAGTCTCAGTTGGAGTAGGAGTATTACTTGAAGTTGCGGTTGGAGTTAATCCTACCGTAACTGAAGGAGTTGGTGTTGCGGTATTTGTTGGGGTTACAGTTGGCGTTGCGGTATTTGTTGGAGTTTGAGTTACCGTACCTGTTGGGGAAGGGCTTATACCTGGTGTATTTGTTGGTGTTGGAGTATTTGTTGGAGTTGGACTTGGTGTTGGACCTGGAACATTCAATGAGTATGTATAGCCATATGTTGGGACATAACAATCATAATTACCGTAATAATAACTTGAAAGATAATTGAATGGAAATACTTGTGTACCCAAATCAATTGTACCTCCTGTATCTGGGAAATACGTAACATTTGTGGTTTGACCACTCAAATTATCACTTAAAATTCTTACGCCTAATGCCATGTCAATAAATACTTATTTGTTTTGTTTTATACCTGTTAAAAAAATTTTAACCACATATTCCTTTATTAATAATCAAAGTACCACCAATTTGAATAAATGTCGAACCATTTGAAATTGTAAAATTGGCGTTAATAGGTGGGATTGTTAATAGACTATTACCATAAACATGGTCACCAATCTCTAATTGACTGAATGGTTTTTCGGAATAAACAGTAACGTTAGCCGGATTGCCAAAATATGTTGAACCACATACATCTTGATAATAACCACCAGTTCTTAAATTAGCCATATAAACAATAACAGGTGTTACCGTTGGTGTTGGAGTTTGAGTTGGAGTTACAGATGTTTGAGTTGGAGTTGGAGTTACAGATGTTTGAGTTGGTGTTGGAGTTACCGTAGGAGTTGGAGTAGTTGATGGACATAATCCCATGTCAACCACATCAAGTGGGGCGGCATAATCTTCAACATATAAATCTTTTGCACAGACATAACTTGTTTGTAATGGTTCTACAGGACTAACACTAATAATGTCAGTACATCCTGTCCATCGGTAAAAACCAGTTTCAACATTATTATAATTTGTTATTCTGTAGTAAAAACAATCCATTTTAACTTATTTTAAGATATCCGTAATTTACCGTAACATTTCCTGCAGTGTTATTTTGTATTCCAAACACAAATGTATTTGTAGATGTACCTACAGCTGGTGATATTGCACCTGCAGTACCAATAATTTGGGCGGGAATTGATGTTAATAAAATAGGGTCACCCGCACCTGTATAATTCCAAGCATATTGGACCCCTATCACAGGTACATTAGAGTTACTTATACTTATGGTTGCATTATAAACTATAATACCATTTGGTATATTACCTAAAACCCACAAATTATAAGTACTATTAATTTCAAGAGTAAGACTATAATTGTTATCTCCTGGTACTACAGTCCAAGAACCTGTATTACTAAGATTATTTGTAATAGCCGAGTAGGCGATATGATAGGTTACACCACTTAGTTCCACAGGAATAAGAGTGTTATTGGTAGGTTCCGCTAAAAAAGTTAATTCTCCGATTGTTTTACCTGTTAGTGACATATTTTTTTATTTTATAAATATTTGTTTATAATCCATATTTGGATTTATCTGCATTATAGTTTTGTAATACTTGAGATGAGGTAAGTGCTGAGTTGTATAAACGAGTAATACCAATTCTTCCATCAAACCATTGAGGAAATTCTCCCCCATTGTAACTACCTATGTAAAGTGGATTAGTTGAGTTTAATATACTTGCCAAACTATGATTTACACTACCAACACTTGAACCATTTACAAATGTTTCCAAAGTTTTTGTCCCACCATTTTTGAAGACATAAACTAATTGGTACCATGTGCTAAGTGTTCCGACATTATTTGTACTATTAACAAACAGAGTCGCTCCCGCACCACTACCAGAACCAATTTGTGCATAATATGTAGTATTAGTTGTTCTGATACTATAACTTACATCTTGAGATAGTCCTCCATTATCAAATTTTCCAAGAACAACATCATTACCCGATGTTGTTTGATTAACCCATACTTCCATAGTCCAATCACCACTTCCTGGTTCTAATAACGCATTATCCGCGACACTAACTTGTGATGAAGTTCCGTTATAGGTGAAGTACGGTGAAGTAAATGTAATATTAGATAACGAACCATTTAATCCATTTCCTGATAAGTCATTAATTGTTGAACCAGTTCCAGGATACGAACTTGGATTACTTGGGTCATAATATAATCTAAGATTAGTTGTTACGGGAACTGCGGGTGTTGCGGTTGGTGTTGATGTTGGAGTTGAGGTATTTGTTGGTGTTGGTTCCGGTTCAAAAAATTCCAAATACACACCATTACCAACTGAAATATATTCATCAAGACCACTTATTAGAATGGGATTAATTAGTTCTGTTATTGGAGTCTCAGTAGGTGTTGGTGTAAATGTTGGTGTTACGGTTGATGTATTAGTTGGTGTTTGTGTAGGAGTCGGAGTTTCAGTATTAGTTGGTGTTTGTGTAGGAGTCGGAGTTTCAGTATTGGTTGGTGTTTGTGTAGGAGTCGGAGTTTTAGTATTAGTAGGTGTAACTGTGTTAGTTGGTGTATTAGTAGGTGTTTCAGTGTTGGTAGGAGTCTGAGTTACCGTTGGTGTATTAGTTGGCGTTGGTGTTGGAGTAACATCAAACTCAGAATTAGTCTGTATTTGAACTAAAATAGATGTACCAGTAACAGAATAATTTAAATCAGTAAAATTCGATACTTTATCCAATTCGGAGTAATTTCCTGAAATAGTATAGTAACTACTTCCAAAAGAAGTACCTGAGTAAATTATGACAGAACCACTTAAAGATATTGAGGAACCCGTAGTTGTACCCAAAACATCAACAAATGAAATTTCAACATCTGAAGTCAATATTGTATTAGCGGTTGCAGTATAAAGAGCATTAATAGAACCAGGAGAATATTCTCCAATAAGTTCAACAGTTACCGTACCAAAAGTTGGTGTTGGTGTTTGAGTTGGAGTGCTTGTAAGTGTTGGTGTTGGTGTGTTGGTTGGAGTTCCCGTGGGTGTGTTTGTTGGAGTTTGAGTTACTGTTGGTGTATTAGTTGGCGTTGTCGTATTAGTTGGAGTATTAGTCGGTGTTGTTGTTGGAGTCGGGGTTGGTTGAATTAGTTCGTAATACAAATCATTTGCAGGGATACTCAAATAATATAAATCATTATTAGGAATTAAAATGTATGTTAAATCATTTCCTGGTATTGTTATTCTACAATTTAAACAATCAGGGTCTAATAAATTATATTTGAATTTTAATATTCTAAAGTTGTGTTTTATTTGAGACGCATTTAATGGTTCAGTATACATTCTAAACGCGCTGATTTCTCCAATCATACTACCACCAAAATATTCTTCCAATTTTATTTGAGTCGTTAAACCCGAATAAATTGTATGTTCTAAATCATAATCAGTTAAACATTCAGGGTCTTGTTGATAAACAATTTCCTCTATTGTTGCAGGACATCCACCTGAGAATGTTAAATTATCATGAAGTCCTTGAGTACCACCACCAATTGAAATATTATATCCAACACCAATTTGTTTTTCTTTTGGAGTATTCAATAATCTTGGAATAATTTCTTCAAAGTTTTCGGTAACCATAAACAACTTACCATTCACATAAAACTTAAGTGTTCCCAATCTATACTTTTGTTCTTCAGTCCACATATCAGTGAACGTTACAACTTCAGTTGATGCTGGGTCATACTTTGCTTCATGGGTTATTGGAGGTTCAATTAAAGTTACGCTTCTACCTTCAATTGTTGCATAATATACATCTTTAACGAGCAGACCAAGTCCACCCTTATCATAAAGGTCACAAGTATCCAACCATTCGTATCTTTGGAATACGGCATCAATCTGAACCCAATGTTCTACATTTTGATAAGTGGTTCCCGAACAATCATCAAAGATACCTCTTGTCGAACACCATTCGGTTAATGAAGTTCCCGTTACATAAGTAATACCCGTTAAACAAGTTCCCGTACTTTCACATCCACCTGTAATTCTATATGTCTTAACACATAATCTTGGACTACCTGTGTCACCACTTAATCTTAGTGATAACGCATTTGAAACCTCATCATATAGTGGGTCTTTTTCAGGGTATTGTGCCTTTGTTGTACAATCACATGCACATCCACAAGTACAATTCGTAATGGTACCACCTGATGGTTGATACACTTGAAGACATTGTGATGATGTGTTTGCACTACTTGCACAACCACAAGTATGCATACAAGTTAAACCTGAAGTAACTCTTGTATAACCCGTATCTTGTTTTGGACTACCGTCAGCATAATGATAAAATTTATTCTCGGCTCTTGCCCCCATGTAAAAGAATGTTCCCTTATTGTCAGGGTATCTATTGTTAAGACCTCCTGATGTATCACCTGTCCATCTATACTTTAACATGAATTCAGCTGTCCAACCTAATGGGACTCTTTGTGGAAAAACTTGGTAATCATATCCTGGTATTTTGTAAAACCCTTGGAAGAATCCACCTTGTAAGTTTGCAACATACCCAATATCTCCACCAACGTTTTGATAATTTAAATCATAAGTGTATGAATTATCGTTCCATAATCTGTTTTGAGTTGTAGTAAAACCTGTGATAGGATGAAGTTTCATTCTCCTGTCATATTTGTATCTACTAAACTTGTCTGAAATGTTTGTATATAATCCTGTAGTAATTTCTATTGTTTCACCTGACATGTTTTGAACAAGTCCGTTGTCAATTCCCGTTAAACCAATATCACATAACTCTGTAGTGATTGGACAAAAGTTGGGGTCAATGTCATCAGGGTTCCAATAATTCTCTGAAACAATAGTATCAGCACTAAAAACACAAGGGGATACTTGACACAATGTTGTTCCTGAACTATTAAAGTCAAATTTAAATGGCATTCTGTTTCCATCTAATTCACCTATTAATAAAGGTGAAAAAACGACTTCTTGGTCATAATCTCTCTCGTCCGACGCTAAGCAAATGTCGGTGATTTCGTTGACTGGTTTTATCCCCCATTTACGAAAATTATACTGATTAATGTTTTGATATGCCATATACTAATGATAAATACCTTATGAGCTAGTATTTATAGATAAAAAAGAAGAGATGATTACTACAGACAAAGAATTTTATTCGTCGCCATACTATTTTTTATTGAGAGATAAAGGAGATAAATACTCCCTATACTTCTCTGTGGAAGGAAATTTAAACGAGGCTCGTAAAAAAGATGAGGTAATTCACTTTGAAAAAAGTAAGGGTGAAAAAGTTAAAAACCATCTTAAAAAAGTTGCCAAAGAGAAAAAAGTTAAAACAACAAAAGGTCTTAAAAAAGATTTGGAAGAATTGGTGAATTTGGACGGAGCGTTGTCCAACTCAAAAATTCCAATTCTTGACCCGAAACTTCACCCACATAAAACTATGGACCAAACAGTTGCGGCTGCTCGTATTACAAATGACCCTATTTCTCGTGGTTATAGAACGTATTATGGTGAATCGGTTGAAGAACTTGAGGAAATTGATATGTCAGGTGCTTTTGGATATGAAGAAACTGAAGATATGGACGGAGCTGAAACTTACAAATATTTAGTTAAGAAAATGGGTATGGAACCTGATGAGGCTAAAGAAAGAACAAAACAAAAGGGACAAGACCCAACTGGCAATAAAGATAAAAAGTCACCTTATTATAAAGATAAAAATTTTATAACAAGAGCAACTTTATCTGAAATACAAAAACAAAAAATGATTAAAGTTGTTGAAGATATTTTGATGGGTAAAAAAAATTCAGATAATTCTGAAGTTGGAAAAAAAGAATTAAACACATCAAATATTTTAAAGAAAAATATTTCATCATTAAAGAAACAAGCAGAAAAAGAAGGAATTTCTCTTTCTGAATTATTAAAGATGTTTAAAAGTGAATAAAAGTTTATACGATAAAGAAATTGAGTTTCCATCTGACAAAAGGGAACATATGAGAAAATGTTTTCATATGGTTAAAGGTGCGGATGAAAATACTGAAGGGTTTAATAGAAATAAAGAACTTCAGGGTCAAAAATTTATCACATATAAACAACTAAAAAGAATTAAAAACTTTTTTGATAATTTCAAAGGTAACCACAAAGAACCTTCATTCATTTTAAATGGTGGTGTTGAAATTAAAAATTGGGTTAATAGTGAATTAAGAAAAATGAGGGATTATATTAAGAATACAAAAACTAATAAAATGGATGCAGGTATGATGAACCAATTTATTGACCCTCATGAGAAAAAAGATTTTACAAATGTAAGAACATCTCAAGAACATTCAAAAACTGTGGACAAATATAACCCATCTGTTAATGAAAGTGTTAAGAGAATAAACGAATTAATATCAAAAATATAAAATTATGTCAACTCAAATCTCGGTAGATTTAAACCAAACAGAACCAAACGCAATGACAGCGATTGCGAACCAAGAAAGAACTAAATTAATCCCTAAAAATGACTACAATAAAGTAGGAAACGAATATTCCGTAGTTAATAAAGACGCCCTCGCCGATGGTGATGATTTAGGTAGAGGTACAGGAGCTTTCTTAGATGTTTATAACGTAAACGCAGGAACAATAAATGATGTTGTTGAAAGAAAAAGTGAAATAAAAATCAATCAATATAATTCATCAAAAACATATCCTAATTTCTAATGAAACTTCAAGGAGCATTAAAAGGTTTAATTTGTGAAATCGCTTCTTTAGATAGTGTTATTGATGCTATTAAAGGACGAAAAGTCGTTGTAATCTATTATGATGGTGATGAACCAGGTGGTAGAGGTATACGTCAAATTGAACCCGTGTGCTTAGGAGTTAGTAAAGCGGGAAATAAAGTTTTAAGGGCTTGGGATACTGAAGGAGCTTCACATACTGGTTACAAAGGTGAACAACCACTACCAGGTTGGAGATTATTTAGATTAGATAAAATACTATCAAACAAACCAACGGGTGAGGTTTACAATGAGCCTAAACCTGGTTATAATTTTAATGGAGACAAAAGCATGGTTAGTGTTTTAATAAATGCAGTGTTTGATAATGACTTACCAACACCACCACAAACAGAAGAACCACCACAAACAGAAGAACCACCTGTTGACATTAACCCAACAACGCCAGAAGAAGAAATATAACAAAATATGAGCAATTTAATGGAAAAATTAGCTTTATCCAAAGCAATTATGGATAAAGCAGACGGAATTAAAAATAGTAATTCTATGAATGGAGGATTACCTCCAACATCATTACAACAAATGAATTCTCCAGAATCATTTAATATACCAACGGCAAAATATAATATTCCTGCAGAATTTTTACAGGAATCAGAACAAACACAACAACCTTACTTATCTAACATACCGAGAGAAAATACTAAACCTGTTGGAGTTCCAACGGTAGATGCTATTAAAAACTCTAAATTACCTGATGAGATTAAAAGATTGATGATGGAACACCCAATTGGACAACCTCAACAACAGCCAACCACAATATCTAATGATTTAATTGAAAAGGCGACAAGATTGATGAAACAGAATGGTGGAAGTTACATACCAGAATCTGCAAAACCAAAACAAACTACACAACAACAACCTCAATCAAACTCTAATGGAGGTATTGATTACAAATTAATTCAAAAAATGATTAATGAAGCGGTTAACAATGCTTTAAAAGAGAATGGTTTAGTGGTTGAAAGTTCCGAAAAATCTAACGAAGTGTTTAACTTTAAAGTAGGAAAACACATATTCGAAGGTAAGGTTACAAAAATTAAAAAATTAGCATAACACCTTTCTTTATTCGATAGTAATTACTATATTTTAGGAAATATAATAATTAAAATGTCGAAAATTAAAGTCTTAGTGGTACCCTCCGATAGAACGGGAGTTGGTAAATTTAGGTCAGTTGACCCTCACGTATTCTTACAAAATTTATATGGTGATGATTTCCATGTGGATATTGATTATGAACCATCATATGATGATATGTCTTTTTGGTCTCAATATCAAATAGTTGCCTTTCACAGAAGTATTGGTCCTGATTTTGAAAGAGCTCACGAATTAATTCAAAAATTAAATTCATTAGGTGTAATTACAATTGCGGATATTGATGATTATTGGATGCCAGGTAAAGAACATCCAATTCACGACATTATTAAGTTTAATAAAATTAACGAAAAAATTGTGGCAAATCTTAAAGTTGCATCTTATGTAACTACCACAACAACTTTATTTGCTGATGAGATTAAAAAGTTTAATAAAAATGTGGTTGTATTCCCAAATGCTATTAATCCAAATGAACCACAATTTAAAGAGCCAACATTAGAGTCAGACCGATTAAGAATTGGGTGGTTAGGTGGTTCATCTCACTTACATGATTTACAATTGTTGGATTCACCTTTAGGTAAAATAACACATTTAAAAGACAAATTACAATTTGTATTATGCGGATTTGATACACGAGGAAGTGTTACAGAAATTAATCAACAAACGGGAGAACATAAAAAAAGAGATATTTTACCACATGAAACTGTTTGGGCACAATATGAAAAAATATTTACTCAAAGTCATTCGTTAGTATCTGAAGATTACAAAAAGTATCTATTAAAGTACTCTCAAGAAGTATACCCAAATCAATATGATGAATCATATGTGAGAGTTTGGACACAACCTGTAACATCTTATGCAAAAAATTATTCAAAATTTGATGTATCTTTGTCACCGATTAAAAACACAATGTTCAATAGAATGAAATCACAATTAAAAGTAATTGAGGCAGGATTTTACAAGAAAGCCCTAATTGCATCTGATTTAGGTCCATACACAATTGATTTAAAACATTGTTTAGACCAAGGCAATTTTGTTGATGGAAACGCAATGTTAGTGAATGAAAATAGAAACCACTCTGATTGGGCGAAGTATATTAAAAAATTGGTTGAAAATCCTAACATGGCAAAAGACATGGGAGAAAGATTATATGAAACAGTTAAAGACACATATGATTTAAATACGGTTACAAAAAATAGAGCAGAATTTTACAAATCTTTAATTAAATAACATGATTAACATACCATTAACAAAAATTTTATTCTTGGACATCGAAACTGTTGGTGTTCAACCTGATTGGGATTCACTAGTTAAACATAATGAAGCCCTTTCATTTCAATTCGAACACTACTTTGATTGGTTTCAAAAACGATTTCCTGAAGACGGAGCCAATGGAGTTGGTCAGATGTTTGTTAATCGTTCGGCGTTAGTTCCTGAATTTGCAAGAATTGCTTGTGTCAGTGTTGCATTCGTAACAGAAAATGGTGAAGTTAAAATGCAATCATTTAGTAACCTTGATGAAAAGAAAATGTTATTAGAAGTTCAAAAACTTTTATATAGAGTAGGTGAACTTGGGTTTTTCTTATGTGGTCATAATGTTAAAGGATTTGATATTCCAATGTTAGCAAAACGTATGATTATGAATGGTATTATGCCTCCAAAGATTTTACCAGGTCATGATACAAAACCATGGGAGATTAAAGCTTTGGATACAAAAGAAGTTTGGCAATACGGTGGATATGGTTCCATTGCATCTCTTGAACTTATGTGTGTTTGTTTAGGTGTTGAGTCATCCAAAACAATGGAAATAACAGGTAATAAAGTACACGAAGCATTTTGGGTTAAAAAAGATATTGAAGGTATTGTAAAATATTGTGAGAAAGACGTTTCAGTATTAATTGATGTAATTAAAAAATTAATAGATTTAAAATAATGGATAACATGAATCAGTTGGGTTACGACCCAAAAATTTACGAAGAAATTTTAAAACAATTTGAAAAAATTAAACTTGAAGCAGGTATTGAACCTGATGATGAATATCAAAAAGAACTTGAAGACCTTTTAGGTCTTGATTTTGATGATTTAGACGAACAAATGGTAATAAACGCTAGAACAAAATTTATTGAAGTTGAATTGGTTCATGAAGATGCTGTTTTTCCAAAATACGCATACCCTTCAGATTCAGGATTTGATTTACATTCAACACAAGATTTAGAAATTGGTCCGTTTGGAAGAATTTTAGTCCCAACAGGTATTAAAGTTTCTTTTCAAGAAGGATATGAAATTCAAGTTAGACCCAAAAGTGGTTTGGCAATTAAACAAGGATTAACAGTTCTTAACACACCAGGAACCGTAGACCAAGGATACACAGGTGAAATACAAGTAATTGTGTTTAACACAAATAACCATTCGGTAATGATTCCAAAAGGAATGAAAGTTGGTCAAGCAGTATTATGTCCCGTAATAAATGGGAAATATGTGAGATTTGAAAAAGTTGATACTCTTGGTGAAAAAGATAGAGGTGATAACGGATTTGGTAGTACAGGGATATGAACACAAAAGAAAAATTAGAAAAAGAGTTATCTCAAGTCAATCAACAATTATCAATGAAAAATGCCAATGATGGTTGGTGGAATATTTACATGGAAGAACGAAAAAAAATTTTAGAAAACTTAATAACAGAATTAAATAAGAAATGATTACAGTAGGATATTCAACAAGAGAACATAATCCCCAATTTATCGAGTACTTAAAAAAAAGTTCGGGGTTTAAAAAAATAGAAGTTATTGAAAAGATTAATAACGGAGAGAAATCATTATCAGAAGTTTATAATGAAATTCTTGCAGAATCTAAAACTGACATAGTTGTTCTTTGTCACGATGACATTTATTTTGATACATCAAGTTGGTTCCATAAAATTAAAACTCACTTTGAAAAAAGTGATTTTGGTATTTTAGGGGTTGCTGGCACAACTAACATGTCAGACACTGGACGATGGTGGGAAACTAATCGTAGAAAAGATATGATTGGTATTGTTAACCATGAAAGTGAAGGAAAAAAATGGACTTCAAAATACTCAGACGATTTTGGTAAATCAATTAGACAAACTGTGATTGTTGATGGTTTATTTATTGCGGTAAGTAAATCAAGAATTAAACACAATTTTGATGAAGAGTTTGAAGGTTTCCACTTTTATGATATTGCATTTTGTTTTAAAAACCATTTAGAAGGTGTTAAGGTTGGTGTAATTACCAACATTAGAATCACTCATAAATCTATTGGTCAAACTAATCAACAATGGGAAGATAACAGAGAATTCTTTGTTCAAAAATACAAAGACAATTTACCTAATAAAATTCCGTTTGACCCAAATAGAAGATTAAAGGTATTATTATCTTGTATTTCGTTTAGAAACTTTACAGGTTCAGAATTATACGTTTTTGAATTGGCAAAAAGTTTAATTAAGTTAAACTGTAGTGTTACGGTTCTTTCTCAAATTGGTGGACCCGTAACTGACATGGCAAAAAAACTTGGGATTAAATGTGTATCATTTGAAAATGCACCAGGGTTTAAACTTGGTGATGGAGAATGGGGTACAAACACACCTGAAGGATTTAAAGCATCAACACCAAACGCATTATATCGTGTGGCTGAAGTAGATTACGATATTATTCACTTCCAACACAAACCTGTTGCAGAACGAATTATTAACATGTATCCTGAATTAGATAAGATTTGTAGTATTCACTCTGAGGTCATTTCATTAGAAGACCCAGTTGTTGACCCAACAATTAAAAAATATATTGCCATACGTCCTGAGATTAAGGAACATATGGTTGACAATTTTGAAATACCTGAAGAAATGATTGATATTATTTACAATCCTGTTGATAATGAAAAATTCAAATCTAAAAATGTTTCAGAAGGAAATTATGTTTTATTTGTGGGTACTGTAGATTATTTGAGAAAAGAATCGATTTTAGATTTAATTGAATACACCAGAGAGATTGGAAAAGAACTTTGGCTGGTTGGAGAAAATAATGGAAATTATTTAGAAAATCTTTTATTAGAAGACCATGTTAAACATTTCCCATCTACATGGAAAGTTGAAGATTTTATTTTAAAATCTTATGAAACAGCTGGAATCCAATTAGGTAGAACAACTATCGAAAGTTGGATGTGTGGTAAATCAAGTTGGATTTATAAAGTTGATAAAGGAGGATTTATCCTGTCCAAAGAAAAACACGAACCACCAACCGATATTGAAAAATATTATACTATGGATGTTGCTCAGCAAATTAAAGACGAATATCTTAAAATACTTTCATAATGAAATTAGGTTTGATTGATATTAATGACGTTGGTTTGTCATTTGGTTTGTTATGTGAAAAAAACGGATACGAAATTTTAGTTTCAAACAATAATGAAGATTATGTTTTTAATCTTAATCAAAAGATTTGTATTACAAATGAACCATTAATTCAATCTATGTTATTTGATACTAACAGATTTAGTGCGACAACAAGTAATACTGATGTAATCAAGAATTCTGATATCATTTTTATTTTTTCACCAACCCCATCTAATATTGAAGGTAATTATGACACGACAAAAGTGTTTGACATAGTTTCAATATTTTATAGTTTATCTTCACAGGATGTTGCACTTTATAATAAAAAAGTGGTAGTATGTTCTACAACAAATCCCGGTGAAGTGGACCAAATACAACAAAGATTAAACATGTTTAATATCAAAGTTGCATATAATCCATTCTTTACAAATGAAGGTGAAATTGTAAAAGATATTGAAACCCATGAAATGGTTTTAATTGGTGGTGAATACCAAGAGTTAACAAACAATTTAATTCAGTTACACTCCAAACTTAAAAAAGTTCTTGTTAGTGTTTATTCCATGTCATCAAAGGCTGCGGAATTAACAAAGATTGGAATCAATTCATTCTTGTCCGCAAAAATAAGTTATGCTAATATGTTAGGTGAAATCATTACTAAATCAGGAATTGAAGATGAGGTCAATATGGTATTAACTGCAATTGGTGGTAATTCAGGAATTGGTAAAAAACATATGAACTATGGATTTGGTTTTGGTGGCCCATCAATTAGTGGGGATAATAAAGCTTTAAAACATTTTGCCGAAAGTGTTGAGGTAAATACGGATTTAATGTCAAGTATTAACACATTTAACCAATCTCACATTTCTTTTATAAAAGAACAATACATTCAAAAAAATCCAAACAAGGAAATCCCATTTGTTATGAACCACATAACATATAAAAAAGGTTCTAATATTGTTGAGGAATCTCAACAATTTCAATTGTGTGTTGAATTATTAAACGATGGGTACAGTGTTAATGTTATTGAAATTTCTGAGGTTGCAAACAAATTAAATGCATTGTCCGAATCATATGACGGAAGATTAAAATTTTATAAACCAGGTACGAAACCTGAAGGAATATTAATTAATTTATAATGATAATATTAACAACAACATATAATTGTGAAAATTTTGTTGAGAAGTCTTTGTTAACAATTATGACCCAAAGATTTAAAGATTTTAAATGTTATATCACAGATGACATGTCAACCGATAATACTGTCGACATCATAAAAAAAACTATATCAGGTGATGATAGATTTATTCTAATTGAAAATAAACAAAAAATGTATCAGCCAGGAAATTACGACCAAGTGATTCGTGGTTTTAATATTGCCGATGATGAAATATGTGTTGAAATTGATGGTGATGATTGGTTACCCAATTCAAATGTTTTATCGTTTATTGACGAGGTTTATAAAGATGAAAACGTCTGGATGACAAGTGGTTCATTCAAATACCATGATGGTAGACCAGGGTTTGCAAATCCTCCTAAAAGATTTGTTGACATTAGGAAACAAACCTTTACATTATCTCATATGAGAACATGGAAATCATGGTTATGGAAAAAAATTAAAGAAGAAGATTTAAAAGATAATAGTGGAAATTATTGGAGTGTTGCGGGTGATTTATCATTTATGTTCCCAATGTTAGAAATGTCGGGTGAAAAACATTTTAAATATATTCCAGATGTGTTATACATATACAATGAATCAAATCCATTAAATGACCACAAAGTTAATATGTCTAAAGTAAATTCAATTGTTAATATAATTAGAAATAAAACAAATTATAATTTGTTAGAAAATGTCTGAAAACTTTAATCCAAAAATTTCGGTATGTATTCCATCATATGAAGCAAATGGTAGAGGCGTCGAATTTATTGATAAGAATGTCCAATCAATTCTTTCTCAAACTTATAAAAATATAGAAATTGTTATTTCGGACCATTCAAAAGATGATGCGATTGAGAATCACATCAAAGGGTTAGAACTGGATAATATCGTGTATTTAAGAAACACCGAGAATATTGGGTTTCCTGCTCACAATACTAATAATGCAATTAAAAATTCAAGTGGTGATTTTATTAAATTAATGAATTTAGATGATTTTATTATT